CCCCTGCTCATCGCCACGCCGCAGGGTCAGGTTCCGAACCGTCTCCTCGACATCGAGGACCGCTCATGGAACAGATTCCGCGCACTCGCGGAGCTGCTCCCGCTTTCGCCTTGGGGCCGGGCCCGCCTGGGCCTCAAGCGCCGGCCAGACGAGGGTCAGGAAAAGGAGACGGCCGCCATTCCACCGCGCCTGCGGGGCATCGCGGGCGGCCGGAATGTCTGAGCCGTGGTCCCCGATGCCCTCACTGACGGGCCCCGTTTCGCCGCCTATTGCGCGCGGTACATCCGCCACACCAAGGGCCGCTGGGGCGGCGACCCCCTCACCCTCGAAGGCTGGCAGCGCGATTTTTGGTGGGAGGCCCTCGAGGTCGATCCCGACACTCACCAGCGCGTCTACAGCCAGGTGGGCTTTGGGCTTCCTCGAAAGAACGGCAAGAGCCTCCAGGCCAGTGCCGCCGGCATCTACATGCTCGACAGCCTCGGCGAGGGTGAGAACGAGCCCGAGGTCTACGTCGGAGCCGCGGCGCGCAACCAGGCCGGACTCGTCATGTCGCAGTCGATCAACTGCGTCCGGCAGTCGGCGCTCCTTCTCGATCGCCTCAAGCCCTTCCGCTACCGCATCGATTGCCCGCGCAACGGCGGCGTCATGCGATCGCTCAGCTCCGAAGGCGCCCTCCAGCACGGCCTCAACCCGTCCTGCAACCTTGTCGACGAGCTCCACGCCCACAAGAACGGCGAACTGTGGACGGCCCTCACAACCGGCACCGGCGCTCGCGAGTCTCCGCTCACCGTCTGGATCTCCACAGCCGGCGTCGCCGGCGAAGGCATCCTGGCCGATGTCTACGAATCCATGTTCAGCGGCAGCGGCACGCTCGAGCAGCGCGGATCGCTGCTCATCTACCGCGACCGCGAAAACGGCGTCCTCATCTTCTGGTACGGCGCTCCGAAGGACGCTGACATCGAGGATCCGGCTGTGGCGCTCGCCTGCAACCCGGCGTCCTGGCTCCAGGACGGCAAGTTCCTACGCCGCCAGCTGGGAACGCTCAAATCTCAGGGCAAGCTGCTCGAGTGGCGCCGGTACCACCTCAACCAGTTCCTCGGCACTGAGCAGGCTTGGCTCCGCCCAGGCGCCTTTGCCGAGTGCAAGTGCGACCTCGCGCTCACTGTCGAGCTCCCGATCGGCGTCGGCATCGATCGCAGCCCCGACGGGGAGCTCGCCGCGATCGCGGTCGCTCAGAAGCAGGGGGACCGGTTCGTGGTGAGATCGCTGGCTTTTCCCGCGGAAAGTGCCACCGGCATCGTGAGCATGGAGGCGATGCGCCTCGCGGCCCGCGGCCTGCGCACAACCTACCCGTTGCCCCAGACGGCCGACGAGAAGACGAAGCGTCCGATCGCGGGCCCCGCCTTCGCGTTCGATCGTCACGCCTTCCGTGAGTCGGCCGAGATCCTCGAGCAGGACGGTCTGAACATGGTCGACATGCCCATGACGGCCAACATCATGGCGCCCCCGACCACGCTGGCCTTCGACCTCATCACAACCGGTCGCCTGGCCCACGACGGCGACCTGGTCCTCGCGGAACACGTCGCCAACACCACCGCGGTGCTCACGGACCGTGGCATGAAGGTCACCCGCGCCAGGCATGGAACGACCCGGCCCAACGTCGCGGCGATCGCCATGGTTCGCGCGATCGCAATGGCGGCCCTCGAGGCCCCCAAGCCCTTCATTCGCAAGCCCAGAAAGGCGGTCGGCTTCTAATGCTGAACTCAGTCACGCCCCAGACGCCGGCCAAGGGCTCGAACGAGTGGTGGCTCGCCCGTCTCGGTAGGCGCCTGGACGATCGACGTGGCCGGATGACCAAGTTCGAGGACTACTTCGAAGGCCGCCAGCCCCTCTCGTTCGTCTCGGACACGTTCCGCATGGCGTTCGGCGATCGCTTCCGCGTCTTCTCGTCGAACTTCATGAGCCTGGTCGTCGACGCACATCGCGAGCGCCTGCAGGTCCAGGGAATCCGCTTCGGAACCAACCCCGACGCTGACGTCGACGCCTGGAGCTGGTGGCAGGAGAACCGCCTCGACGCCGAGAGCCAGACGGCGTTCACCGAATCGCTGGTCAAGGGCATCGCGTACATCCTGGTCTGGCCCAACGAGGCCGGCATCCCCGAGGCCTCGATCGAGTCACCCCTGCAGATGGTCGTCGAGACGGCGCCTGGCCAGAGCTGGAAGCGCCTCGCCGCCATGAAGCGGTGGCTCGACGATGAGCGCCACTACCGCGCGGAGCTGTATTTGCCCGACGGCATCTACAAGTACCGCAGCATCCAGTCCGCGCTCGACTTCAGCCTGACTGACTGGGCCTCGATCGCAAGCTGGACCAAAGACGAGATCAAAGGTGAAGACTGGCCGGTCAAGAACCCCATCGGGACCATTCCGGTCGTGCCGCTCATCAACCGGCCGCGGCTCAATAAGCAGCTCCCCAACGGCACCGTCATCCCCGATGAAGGTGAGTCGGAGATTGCGAAGGTGATGAGCAACCAGGACGTCATCAACAAGCTGCGCGCCGACATGGTCAACGCGTCGGACCTCGCGGCCTTCCGACAGCGCTGGTTGCGCAACTTCGAGGTCCAGTACGACGAGGAGACCGGACAGGCGATCGAGCCCTTCAAGGCGGCCGTCGATCGACTGTGGATCCTGCCACCCCCGGACCCGAACGACCCCAACGCCAAGGATTCGCAGCCCGAGTTCGGCGAGTTCGAGCAGACCGACGTGTCCGGGATCGTGTCGGGGATCGGCATGGAGGTCCAGCACCTGGGCGCGATCTCCAAGACGCCTTACCACTACCTGCTGCCCCAGGCCGGCCAGCCACCCTCGGGCGATAGCCTGAAGGCCTCCGAGACCGGCCTCGTCGCCAAGGTGCGCGATTCCCAGCTCTACAAGGGCGAGGCCCTCGAAGAGGTCTTCCGGCTCAACTTCGCGTTCCGCAACGATCCCCGCGCGAAGGACACAGGCGCCGAGATCGACTGGAAGAACCCGGAGAGCCAGGCCGAGGCCGTCCACACCGATGCGATGGCCAAGTGGAAGGGCCTCGACATCCCCGACGAGATCATCTGGGCCGAGCTCGGCCTCAGTCCCCGGCAGATCGCACGCATCAAGGAGCTGGTCGCCGGCCAGGACCCGACTCCCGAGCAGATCGACGCTGCCGGCGCCCTGGTCAACTCCGGATACGACCAGGCGGCCGCGATGACGGCCGTCGGCATGGATCCGGTCAAGCACGCCGGAATGATGCCCGCGACGGGCGTCCCCGCTCCGATTAGCCCACCCGTTCAGGTTTCGACATCTACCCCCTTGTAAGCCACAGGAGTGCCAGCTACCATGCGATCAACGACCAAGCCTGCGGGCGCGATGCCCGTCGCGGAAGGCGCGACGCCTTCCCAGAGCTACCCGACCGGACCGGTCTGGGCGGCCTACCGGCTCCCCTTCCCCGGTGCGATCGATGCCCGAGACGCAGCAGTCTGTTTCGAAGGCGCAGCCCCAGGCGCGACGCCGGCGGCTCCAGCGCCCGCGAATCCTGCTTCACCGGTCACTCCGCCGGCGCCCACTGTTACGCCGCCCACATCTCCGGCTCCGCCCGCGACGGGCGACGACGATCCGGCCCTGGGCGAGGCGGGCAAGAGGGCCATCGCGGCGGAACGCAAGACGGCCAAGGAAGCCCGAGACGCACTGGCAACAGCCCAGGCGGAGCTCGACGCCCTCAAGGCTGCGGGGCTAAGCGAATCCGAGAAGGCGATCAAAGAGGCCACCAACGCCGCGACGGCTGCGGAACGGGCCAAGTGGCAATCGAGCATCCGATCAGTCCGCGTCGAGGCGGCGTTGAGGGTGGCAGGGGCCACCAACGAGACGCTCCTGGACCTGGCACTGCGATCGGACCTCATCTCGGCCCTCAAGGTCGATGACGCGGGCAAGGTCGTGGAGCTCGACAAGGCAGTCGAACAGCTCAAGAAGGACATCCCCGAAATGTTCGCCGGCGCGACGTCGGCCGGCGGCCCCACCCGCGGCGTCCAGACGGCACCGGGAACCGGGGCCAAGACACTCGACGAGGCCATCGCAGGCCACTACAGCGCTAAGCGCTAAGCCCAGCAACCTGGGCGATAGGAAGGAAGCGATCATGGCTGTAACTCTCGCCCAGGCGTCCCTGAACGCCGCCGACGACATCGATCGGAACGTGATCGATGAGTTCCGCAAGTCGAGCTTCATCCTCGACAACCTGCCGTTCGACCAGTGCGTCAACCCCGCCGGTGGCGGCTCGACCCTGGTCTACGGCTACCAGCGGACGATCACGCAGGGCACTGCGGCCTTCCGCACGATCAACAGCGAGTACACGCCCCAGGAAGTCCAGAAGGCGCAGTACACCACGAACCTGCGGCCCCTCGGCGGCTCGTTCGAGATCGACCGCGTTCTGGCCGGCATCGGCGCCCCCGGCGAGGTCTCGTTCCAGATGGCGCAGAAGATCAAGGCCACCAAGGCCTACTTCAGCGACCAGGTCATCAACGGCGACGTCGGCGTCACCACCAACGGCTTCGACGGCCTGTCCGTCGCGCTGACGGACTCCAGCACCGAGCGCGCGGGCCCCGTCATCGACATGACCGGCATCACCACGCAGGCCGCCGCCATCGCGTTCATCCGCACCGTCAACGAGTGGCTCGGCCTGCTGGACGGCCCGCCCTCGGCGCTGCTCATGAACACGTACGCCAAGTCCTGGTTCAACGCGGCCGCGCAGCTGTCCGGTCAGCTCCGTGCCACCACGGACTCCTTCGGAGACATCATCGACCGGTTCCGCAACATCCCGCTCGTCGACGTCGGCTTCAAGGCCGGTTCGAACGACTTCGTCATCCCGAACTACGGCACCACGAGCGAGGTCCAGCACCTCGACATCACCGGCGCCACGGGCGGCACGTACAAGCTGACCTTCAACGGCCAGACGACTGCCGCCATCGCCTACAACGAGACGACCGCGAACATCATCACGGCGCTCAACCTCCTGTCCAACGTGGACTCCGGCGACATCGTGGGCTCCGGCGCCTACCCGAACCACGTCTTCACGTTCGCCAGCCGGTACGCCGGCGTCAACGTGCCGATGCTCGTGGCCACGGACTCCACCACGGTCGCGGGCGCCAACCTGGCGATCACCCAGGCCGTCAAGGGCGGCACGGGTGTCGGTGGTCTCACCGACATCTACGCCGTGCGCTTCGGCCTCGACGGCTTCCACGGCGTGGCGGTCCCGGGCAACCTCATCAACACCTGGCTTCCGGACTTCTCCGTCGCCGGAGCGGTCAAGAAGGGCGAGGTCGAGATGGGTCCGGTCGCGGTGGTCCTCAAGGCCACTCGCGCGGCCGGAGTCCTTCGCAACGTCAAGATCGCCTGACCCCAACCGCCTGATCCCAGCCGAGTGATTGCGGGGCTGCCTTCGGGTGGCCCCGCAGAACAGGACCACGAGACATGAGCGAATCTCCGGTAAACGAGCTTCAGGCCGAGTCCGTCACCGTCACGCCTTCCGGCGGCGTAACCGAAACGGACGTCGAGCAGGCCCTCTACGCCCTCGACACCCGCACCACAGCCCTCGAGGGCGATACGGTCGGCGTCATCCGCACCGTCAACCTGGCCGCCGCCACGCAGGCTCTCACCAAAGCCCAGTCCGGCGAGAAGTTCGTCGGCGCCGTCGATGCGGTCTTCACCCTGCCCGCCGCGGCCGCCGGCACCAAGGGCGTCTGGTTCGAGTTCGAGTGCGGCGCGCTGAGCACCGGCACCGGCCTCTCCATCAGCCCTGCCGCTGCAGATGCCATCGGCGGCAACGGCCTGGCCGTCGTCGTCGACAAGGACCTCATCAACTCCGGAGCCACCGATCGCCTCGGCGACTGCGTCCGGATCTATTGCACCGGTGTCACCGGCGCGACCGCCTGGCGGATCGAGTCGATCATCGGCACTTGGGCCAAAGAGGGCTAGCTGACGTGAGCGCTCCGTCTGTCCATGTTCACCCGGTGGGTCACGGGTTCGACGTGCTCCGGGTTCGCGCAGTCGCGCGTCCGGCAGGTATGGTCGAGCTCCATCCCACTGGGGATCGGGCCGACGAAGTGCTCATATCCCCAGCGATGAGCCAGCGCCACGGCCCTCGTGCCATCCGTTCGGCTCCCGATTCGGAACAGGCCATAGCCATCGTGAGTGTGCGTGCCGTGCCAAGGCCAGCACCCATCCGCACTGCTATCGACCATGTCGAGCCATCTCTTCTCTGCCGGCAGCGCCACCTTGAGCGGCCCCTCGATGGCCCGGCCTCGCTGCTTGCGTCGGTAATGCGTTCCGCACAGGCCGCTGCTGTGTCGGCGGTTCGAACAGCCGTCCACTGTGCAATAACCGATTGGCCGGGACATGGGCTAAGTCTATCTCAAGGAGGTATCCAACGATGATCGTCCGGGCCCCCAACACCAACCACAACGGCAACACCGCCGGCGTGCAGTTCGTCGCCGGCGTCGGGCACACCGACCGCCCGGCGGCGATCGAGTACTTCCGGCGCGCGGGCTACAGCGTGGAGCCGGAAGGCAGCGTCCGCCCCACGCCCCCGCCGGCACCCCGCCAGGCTCCAGCCGAACCGGTCACGCCGGATCCGGCCAACCCGTTCGCTCCGGGTGCGTCTACTGTCGAGAAGCCGCTCGAGCGGATGAACAAGGCTGAGCTCACCGCGATCGCGAACGAGCTCGGCGCCGATGTCGAAGGCACCAACCGCGAGCTGATCGCTCGCATCCGCGCGGCTCAGGGCGCCTGAGCCATGACCACGTCATTCGTGTCGATCGCCGAGGTCCGGGCTCTCGTCCGGTCGCGCCTCGGCGACGTCGACCTGCAGGCGATCATCGATCGCGAAGAGTCGTGGCTTGCAACAAAGGTCGGAGCGCTCGCAGGTGCGCGCTCCGACACGTTCAACCCCGGCATCGCCAATGTGCCGCTGTATCTGCCCCGGCTCGCCACGCTGACTGGCGTCACCGACGGTGGAATCGCCCTGTCCGCCAGCGACTACAGGTTCACCCCCTCGAGCGGGTGCCTGCAGCGCGCCACCCAGGCCAACCCGTGGCCGTCCGCGACCAACGCCCCGTTCGGCTATGCGGTCCCGGGCGTCGAGCCCTTCTTCCCCTCCTGGCAGAGCCCCGTGGTGATCACGTGGACGCCGGCCGACGCAGCCGCCGTGGCGGCCGCGGTGATCGGCCTGGTGCGCGGCACCGTGGGCGAGACCGGCATGGACTCCGAGACCATCGGGGACTACCAGTACACCCGCGGCCAGAGCGCTGCGCGACTGAGCCGGGCCAATCTCGTCCGGACGGTCCTGCTGCGCCGACCCGCCTACAGCATGCGCCTCCGCACCAGCGGAGAGCCCGCATGAAGCTCCTCGACACGAACCACCGCTGGCTCGTGTGGCTCACGCCCCGCAAGGGCGAGCCGCATGTCATCGGGGCGTTCGACGAGCGCGGGCCAGCCGACGCCATGGCGACGATCTCGCCACGCATGAGCGTGCGGGAGCACCTCGCCTGGCTGCCCACCACCACGGTCCGGATCCGCCGGCTGATCGTGCCGCGGCAGCGAGACCTCCGCCTGGGCCAGATCTGGCCTCCGGACGGGGACATCATCATCAGCGAGGACGAGCCGATCGGCCGTGGCATGGTCATCGCGATCGAGGCGACCGAGTTCGCCGTCGCTGTGCCGGTGCTCCCGCCGGCGATCGCAGACGGTCCGTCGCTCTGGGAGCTGGGCCGCGATCTTTCCGCGCGGAGCGCTCAGGCATGAACCGCACGCGCAGCTGCGACGAGACCGACGCCGTCGAGCTCGGTATTGGGAGCGCCGGCCCGCTCGAGGAGGCGGAGCAGCTCCACGGCCGGCTTCGCGGCCATATCCTCGTGCCCGCCGCGGAAGAGCGCCATGGGTGGCGGGACTGGTACGTCTACGCCAAGACCCCGCCGGCGAATCCGCGCCCGATCGGATTCCGCAAGCCATGAGCTTCGACGACCTCCTCAACGCCGCCCTGGTCATCCGGCACAACGTGGCCGTGACGAGCGGCGGGGCAGAGACTGCCGGCGGACTCGATACGACCCTCGCGGCCGATGTGGCCGCCGGCGCGACCGTCCTGATCGTTCCCGACGCCGCGTCGATCGCTCCCGGATCGCTGCTCCGCCTCGGCGACGTCGGCGAGCGCGAGGTCCTCGAGGTGGCGAGCGCGACCGACGAGCTCGACGCTGAGGACGTACTGCTCTACTCGATCATCACCACCGTGGCGCCGGTCCTGTGGCCCCACGATTCGGGCGATCAGGTCCGCGAGGTCGACGCGACCGGACCCGAGACGAAGGACGAAAACGGCTACACCGTCACGGCCCCCATCACAGTCGCCACGGTCGACGGGCGAATCCGCCCTCTGACGGCGCGCGAGGTCCAGACGTTCAACCAAGGCGGGGCTGTCGTCTCGACCCTCGCCTGCGACCTGTATCCGGTCGTGGGCCTCGACACGGCCTGCTGGATCGAATGCGGCGGCGGCCGGTACGACATCAACTCAATGCCTGACGCGGCCGGCCAGGGTCACCACCTGGTGCTCGGCGTAACGAGGGTGTCCTGATGGCCCGCTCGGCATTCGGCGACGTCGTCCCCAGCTCACGCACGACATATCGAACCGTCACCCGGCGCGGGACTCAGGTCGTGCTCAACCACGACGCGCTCGACGCCACCCAGATGGGCATCGCCGACGGCATCGGCGAGATGCTCACCATCGCCCGCGACGACGCTGCCGCGCATGCCCCACGGGATCCGGAGCTGGCCACCAGACGCGGTGTCCCGATGATGGCCGACACGGGCCGCGTGGCGGTCTACGTGGACGGGAAGCTGGTCATGGGGACCGGCGAGCGGACGGCGGCCGGGAACAAGCCCAAAGGCGCCAAGACCCCAGCCGGCCAGGTCGTCGGGTTCCTCATGTTCGACTCCCCCGTGGCCCACTTCGCAGAGCAGGGCACGGTCAAAGAGGCCGCCCGGCCCTTCATGCTTACCGCCTTCAATCGCGCGCTGCCCGACGCGGCGCAGCACATCCTCCCCGCGATCGGCAAGCGCATGAAGCTCGGCCGCTTTGGCAGCTCAGTCGCCGACGCGATGGGCTTCAAGGTCGGCGTCGAGGGCGGGTTGCAGGGGATGAAGCGATGAGCACCCCGTACCCGGTTCGTGTCGCCGCCGATGAAGTCGCCGCGCTGCCCGGCGTCATCGCCCTGGGCGTTCCCGTCCGCCTGGACGAGCTCGCGCCCGGCGACGGCAAGGGGCCGGGCGAGTACAAGCGCGTGATCGTCGTGGCCCTCTACGACGGCACGCCCCGCATCGGCGTCCCGGTCCGCAGCACCAAACTCATCGTGCGCTGCTACGGCACCACCAGGGGCGACGCATGGCAGGTCTGGTGCGCGGTGGAGCCCGCGTTCACCAATCGGCGAGCACGGCTCTCCAGCGACCGCCTGGGGGTCTGGCACAGCACCGTCGTCTCCGTCACCCCGGACCTGGATCCGGACACAAAGCAGCCGGTCGTGTACGCGATCGTGGACTACCCAACCACTCCCTACGCCATCTAGGAGGCGCTCATGCCATACCTGGGAAATCCGGCTCTCTTCAACAGTCGCGGTCAGGTGGAGCGCGCTCGAGCGGAGGCCGTTGCCGCGGAGCAAGCGCAACAGACGCAGGAGACGGCCGAGGCCCTGGGCCTCGCGATCCCCGCCGTCCGCCGCAAGCGCACCGAGCCGGAAGCGCCGGCCATCGATCCGGCCCCGGTGGCCGAAACCACAGAGCCGGCCGCGCCGGCCGCAGAGCAGGAGTAACGAGCCATGAGCGTTTCGACTCAGGATTATCTCTTTGGCCCCCCGTCCGCCCAATCGTTCGGCGGGGTTGCGCTCGGTCAGGGCGACCAGCCGGCCAAGGTCACGATCAAGGAGACGATCGTCGGTTTCCGCCCGCAGGGAGCGGCCGCGCCGGTCGTGGGCCTGTCCCGCGTCAACGAGTGCACCGCGTCCGCCACGGTCACGCTCAACGAGTTGTCCCTCGCCAACCTGCAGATGATCCTGCACAACGTCACCGCGGTCGTCGGCACCGCTGCCGTGACGAGCCCGTCGGGCCTCGCCACGACCCTGACCGCCGACGCCGCCGCCGGCGCGACTTCCATCGCCGTGGCCGCCGCCACGAACGTCGTGGCCGGCAAGTACCTGGAGTTCACGGACGCGGTCGCCGGCCCGGAGATCGTGCAGGTCGGCGCGGGGTACACGACGGGCCTGACCATCCCCCTCACCACCCCCCTGGTCCGCGAGCACCAGAGCGGCGAGGCCGTGGTGATGGTCAACGATGCCGGCACCACGGTCCTGCAGCAGCGCATGGGCATGATCGCCACCGCCCAGCACAAGAACTTCGTCTTCCAGGCCGTCGGTCCGGACGGCAATCAGTCTCTGGTTACGATCTTCGGCGCCCTCTCCGACGGCAACCTCGACGTGACGCTCGGCGAGGCGGGCCCCGCTGGGACCCCCGTGACGTTCACCGGCCACTCCAGCAAGGCCGATCCCGGCCTCGCGCCCTGGTCCTGGGAACGGCTGACCGCCATCTGATGGACGCCGATTCCCTCACCCCAGAGCAGGAGGAGGCAGTCATGGACGGCTGCCTCCTGGTCAAGGTGGCCGGCGTACCCCGCCGGCTGCCGGTCCTACCCCGCAAGCCCGCACGCGAGTGGCGGGCTCTGTGGCGGGAGCGTCTCGTCGCGGAGAAGTCGGCAGAAGACATCGGGCAGTCGTTTGGCGAGGCCACAGAGCTCACGGGCGAGATGCTGCTCGACATGATCGTCGCGTACGACCGGAGCGGCTCTCTGGGCACTCGCGACCAGATCGACGAGACGGCGTCCGACCGCGAAATCCGGGCGCTCTACGACGCCATCTGCGAGGAAGTGTTCAGCCCTTTAGTCCAGGCGGGTCTGGCCCCGCTGATGGGGATGGCTCTGCTCGAGGCCATAGCCTCACGCCAGGCGAGCTTTATCGCTTCGCGCTTGTCAACTGGCGACTTGACCCTGCCGCCCTCGACGAGCGGCTTACCGACTCCCAAGTTGCCCTCCTCTGGACCAAGGACCAGGCCGAGCGCGAGAAAGAGCAGCAAGCCCGCATGACCGAGATCTACATGGCCGCTCGAGACGCGCTACGCCGCTCTCTCGTGCCCGTCGTGCAGATGACTGTCGAGGCGATGCCCACATACGACCGCCCGTGGTACCTCCCGGCCGCTCCTGAGCCGGTCCGAGATCTAGCCAAAGGCCGCGCGCAGGTGGCTGCGTTGGTCGCCAAATACCCCCGAAACATGAAGGGGTTCTAAGATGCTGACCCAGCCGAGCAACTGCCTGCTGGACCGATGCCCGGGCAAGATGGCCGGCCAGATGGTCGTCTGTGCGCCGCACTGGCCCTATCTCAGCGAGGCCCTCCGTCGCGAGATTGTCGCGACTCACAACGCCCTGGCCGAACAACAGGCCGTCGGGAACGTGCGGCGGGCCACTCGCGAAGCGTGGAAGGCCCTCCTGCTCCGCATCACGTCTGAGCTCGCCGAAGCCCAGGCCGCGCTCGAACTCGCGCTCGGCGCCCCGGTGGCCGCTCACGGACTCGATTGGCAGCGTGCCAGCGCCGTGATCGCGGCACGAGACGAGGGCTAGGGCCATGGCCGGAGCCACCGCCGACATCTACGCCGCCGTCAGGATGATTTTCGATACCAACGCGCTTCTGACGGACGCGGGCAACGTCGGCGACGCCGCCGGCAAGAAGATCAGCGACAAGATGGCGGCGCAACTCAACTCCAAGATCAAGACCGCCATCTCCGGAGCAGTCGGGGCGGGCGCGGGGCTCGCGCTCGCTGCCGCGATCAACGGCGCCACGCAGCTCAACGAGCTTGCCGGCGAATACCAGGTCCAGACGGGCGCCAGCGCGCAGCAGGCGAAGGCCTTCAGCAACACGCTCAACGACCTGTACGCCAACGCGCACCAGTCCTATGACGAGATCGCCCAGACCCTGACCGGGCTCAAGACGCACTTCGACATGGACGGAGCCGCGGCCAAGGCGCTGTCCGCGACGGTCCTGGACTTCGCCGAGATCGCCGGCGGCACGGGTGCCGATGCCGTCGAGCGACTCAACTCGCTTGTCAAGACGGGCGTGATCGCGCAGGACGACATGTCCATCACGATGGACAAACTGACGTTGGCCCACCAGAAGTGGGGCATCAACATCAACGAGACGCTCGACAGCCTCGTGAAGTTCGCGCCGGCCATGAACGCGCTCGGGATGTCCACCGACGACGCGATCGGCTGGATGTCCATGTTCAACAAGGCGGGCGTCGATTCGCAGAGCGTGACGATGGGCTTCAACACGGCGATCAAGAAGGTCAAGACGCCGGAGGAGTTCAAAGACCTGGTCGCCAGGATCGCC